CGCCGGTCGACGCGCAAACGCTGATGGCGATGATGGGGCAGATTCAGGAGCTGGCGAAGGGCGTCGCCAGCCTAACCGCCGCGGTTTCGGATATGCGCAATGGGGGAGCCCCTCTATTGGGCATTTCCCCTGACAAGTGGCGAGAGGCTGCCAAGGCGGTAACGATCGTTACGACGCGTCCCAAGCGGGTTTTGAGCGAGGAGCACAAGGCCAAGTTGGCGGCGGGCCGGGCGGCCAAGAGGAGAGAGCGGAATGGCGAAGGGAAAGGTCGCGAAGGTAATGCACGAATACAAAGCGGGCAAGCTGCACAGCGGCTCGAAGAAGGGGCCGACGGTTCATAATCGCAAGCAGGCTGTCGCGATTGCGCTTAGTGAGGCGGGCAAGTCCAAGAAGAAATGACCCAGGCGATAACGCTGATCCAGGACGCGCTCGAAAAGGATCAGATCTATTCGCCCGGCGATACCATAGGTGATGCCGACGCGCAGAGTTGTCTCCGCGTCCTCAACAACATGATCGATTCGTGGTCAACCGAGTCGCTGTCCTGCTTTGCGATCCTTGAGCAGAGCGTGGCGCTGCAGCCCGGTAAGCAGTCCTACACGATCGGCACCGTCGGATCGCCGGATATCAATGCCACACGCCCATTGAGGCTGCTCAATGCGCCGGGTTCGGCCTATATCCAAGACACGAACGGCAACAACTACTGGGTGAACGTCGTCGAGCAGGACAAGTGGAACCTGATCGGCAATCGCAGCCCGAACACGATCACCTCGAACATCCCCGATACGCTGTTCTACGATCCTCAAGTGCCGCTCGGAATCCTCAATTTTTGGCCTACCGAGAACGCGGGCGGCTACACTGCTTTTTGGGACAGCTATCTGCAGCTGATGGAGTTCCCCGACCTGTTCACTGACGTAGGCTTGCCGCCCGGTTACAAGCTGGCGCTTGGCGATTGCCTCGCGCGCCGCGTGTGGCGCTATTTCAAGGCGAAGGAGCCTATCCCTGCTGACATCGAGGCGGACGCCGCCGGCGCCAAGGCCAACATTCAGCGTATCAATTTCCGCGAGCAATTGATGATCTTCGAGCCCGAGCTGCTGCCGCGCGCCGCAAGTGTCTACAATGTGTATTCGGACCGCGGCGGGACGGCTTGAGAACGCAACGTCTTCGTGTACCGTGCCCAGGCAAGGCCACGCCATATGTTTGATACCAGAGGAACGGAGACGCCAAATAATTTTGCTATGTCCTTTTGCGTTTTGATGCCCTTTAGCTTCATTATGGCCATGGCGTCGTCTGACGATAGCTTGCTCTTCTTTCCTAGAACATCGATCGAATGAAGCTCGTTGCCGCTCGGTGTGACGTATTCGAGATTGTCTAGGTGTGGATTCTGACGGTCGCCGTCTTTGTGATTGACTTGAGTTTTGGGTGATGGCCTCGGACCAATAAAGGTAACAGCAACCAGGTCGTGTGTCCGTCGAAGCCTGACCTTCCCGTCGCGGCAGAGCGCTACAAAAGGGTACCCCTTTGTATCGAGGGCCGGCTTGAGCAATTGCGGGGAATATTCTTGGTAGGCGGTGCCATTGGCTATTCGTTTTATGACGGTTGGCGAAACGCCATACGCCTTGGCGATAGAACGCTGAGATTTTCCAGCTCCCACAAGGAGCCAAACGTTCTCAACTTGAGCTTCAGAAAGGCGACGATGGCATATCGCCGTAGAACATATGCGCCTGACCTGCCCGTCCATAGCCACTTCGTAGAAACCTTCGTATTCCGGTATAGCTTTCCACATGCACGCCATTTATCGGATATGTGTCGTGCGTGCAAGTAATTTCTTCGGCCCTGCGTATGTTAGTCGATCGACTAATGTTTCTGACTCTAGATTAATAAATATGTACGGAGAAATTATCGAAACCAAGCAGGGCAAGGACGTGGGGGCATTCTATGCCTGTCCCGGTCTGACGCTCTTTGCGACATGGGGCGACGGCCCGATCAGGGCGATGCACGAATACGCTGGGACCGCCGAGCTCTTCGTTGTTAGCGGCAACACCCTCTTTGGCCAGGGCGCTGCACACGATACCCCGATATCTCTCGGCAATATCGGTCCACCGGGAACCGCGTGGTCGTTCAACCCGAAGACGCAGGCCTTTGCCCAGATCACCCTGCCCTTCGAGATTCCTGCCAGCTTTAATTCCGACACGGTCACGATCGTCGACAACAGCGTGGAGCTGGGGATCTTCGTCGGAATATCGGCAAGCGAGCAGGACGGCTTCGTGTTGGCGAACCAGCCGGGTACCTACAACATCTATCAGTCAGACCTGCTGGACCTGACCTCGTGGGACGCGCTCAATTTCGGCGCCGCCTCCGGTCATTCTGATACCATCGTCGCGCTGGCGCAGATCCACCTCGAAACCTTCGTTCTGCTGACGACCAACACCGAGATCTGGATCAATGCCGGGACGCCAGGGTTCGCCTTCCAGCGTCTCCAAGGGGTGTTCATCGAGGCCGGCTGTGTGGCTCAAGCCTCGGTCGTCAAGGCCGGCGAAGAGCTGATGTGGCTCGGCCGCAACCGCGAGGGACACGGCGTGGTGGTCCGCCTCCGGGGTTATCAGCCGATCCGCGTCTCGACGCACATGATCGAGCGCGAGATCCAGTCCTATAGCCGCATGGACGACGCTGTCGGATACGCCTATCAGCAAGAGGGGCATCTCTTCTACGTGCTGAACTTCCCGACCGGCAATGCAACCTGGGTTTATGACGTGACGGCCAGCGAGCAGGCCGGCATTCCGATGTGGCAGCAACGCGCATCCTTTGCCGGCGGCGCCTTTAGCCGGCATTGGGGGAACTGCTATGCCCTCTTGGCCGCCGACCCTGTTGGTTTGAACCTGGTTGGCGACTATCGAAACGGCAACATCTATCAATTCGACCTCAACGCCCAGCTGGACAATGGCACACAGCGCAAGTTCTTGCGCTCCTGGCGAGCGCTGCCGAAGCCGAGCGAAGACCCGGTGACATTCTCGTCCCTGCGCATCGATATGCAGACTGGGGTCGGTGTGCCTGACGGAACCGATCCGCTGTGCGTGCTGCGTTGGTCTGATGATGGCGGACACACTTGGTCTAACGAGCGCGTGGCGCATGTCGGCAAAACCGGCGAAACGGCGCGCCGAGTGAAGTTCAATCGCCTGGGGTCGACGCGGCGCAACTCCGGGCTCGATCGCATCTTCGAGTGGTCGTCAACGGATCAATTTGGCATCGCGCTGATCGGGGCGGAATTGGAGGCGGGGTGACGGTCCCTTACGTCGTTTTTGCGGTGCCGACGTATCCGTCGTCTGTAACCGCCAACTTCCTAAAATGCGCGGTGGAGACGCAGGCGACGGCGTTGATAGCGGGCTGCAAGACTGCCTGGATGATCGAGCCGTTCGATCCCTATCTCGATAAGGCGCGCAACCTTCTGATGACGCGGTTCTTGCGCGGCTATCCTGATGCAACCGACCTCTTTTTCCTCGATGACGATGTGGCGTGGCCCGCAGCCAAGGTGGTCGAGTTCGTCAACCGCGATGAGAAATTTCTCGCCGGGGTCTATCCCAAGAAGAATGACCAGACGCAATTCCCGGTAATCTTCAGCACCGAGAATGGTAGCTTGATCGAACGCGCCGGGCTGGTGCAGGCCAAGCTGGTCCCGGCAGGGTTTCTCAGGCTTAAGCGTTCTGCCGTAGAGCGTTTGGCGGAAGCGGCGGATACCCTTGTGGATAGACGCGAGGGCATCGATCGCGAGTTTTACGCTATCTGCGAGACCGGGGTCTGTGGCGAGAGCAACCTCTTCCATGGCGAGGACGCCGTGCTTTGCATTAAGTGGCGCGAGATGGGAGGCGATATATGGATCGATCCCAACATACAGTTCGGGCACCGGGGTGCCAAGTTATGGACGGGGCGTCTCGCCGATCATCTGCCTCTCTACCGCCAGTGGGCTTCCGGAAAGAAACCGCTGACGCCGCAGCATGACCGGGCGCTCAGCCTGGCCGCGAATATCCGCGGTGCGCTTGGGGAGCAAGGCTGATGTTTAAGTGGATTTGGCGAGGAAAGAAACCCAATTGGGCTCCTTCCCTGGAGCCGCATATTCACCAGTGGGTCAGGACCATTCTCGATCGGTGGTGGATATTTGATTGCAGCTGTGGCGAACGCCGCATTGGCCCGCCCCGTATCAGCCCGGATGACGCTGTGGTGCTGGAAATGACGAAGGGCGGCTCGCTGGAGAATTGCCTGAATGTGAGGCTGGGGTTGTTTGCCTGGGGCGCCGACTTTCAGAACAACAACGGGGCTGGCTTGCCGAACCGCTTCCATCTTCCTGCGAAGACGGGCAGCAACAAACCTCCGGCGCCGAGCTTCAAAGAAGGCACAGTCAGTCAGGACTGCCGCTCCTCCCCAATGGACCTGTTGTCTCCCCAATGAACAGTAAGCGCAGCCACGAAGGCT